GCCTAAAAATAAGAAAGCAACAAAACCATAGATAATTGAAGAGATATAATCTAACATTAGTTTAAAAGGTATTTGCATAAAATTATGTTTGTTTTGTGGGAGTGTTTCATTTTAAGATAAATCAAGCCTTGTTCCATTTCCATTTTTAGTAATTTTGATTGCTTCTATTTCTGCGACTATTGTTGAGTTATTAATAGCTTTTTTAATGCTTCTAAAATAAGTGCTATTGATAGCTAATCTATACAACACATGACCCTCTAAAGCCTTTGCTAATTTAATATCAAGTCTAACTTGTCCTTTGCGTAAAAAATTACCAGCACTATCTATAATATCACAAAAATAGTCTATAAACTCTTGCAACTTATCTGTATTGCTTTCAAGAGTTCTTAGTCTATTCTCAAAATTAGCGTTTTTAATATAGTTAATAATATCAACAATATTTCTGCCGTTGACTTGTCTAAATTGTAAATCCACTTGAAAACTTACGCCGCCTGCCTCTGTTTGCAAAACGCCGTCAATTACCTCATAAGCTGGAAAATCAGCGTCGTGATAATGGTCGTAATTACTTGAATCTAAATCATCTTTTATACCCTCAAGCTCTTGTAGTTTTTTTTCTTTAGCTTGTGCTAATTCCCAAGTGTCAATCAAAGGCTTCTCTTCAGCTTTTATGTTACCAGTCGCACGATCAATGCAATCTACCCAATCGCCTTTTCTGAAAAAATTACCTAGTGAGCCTTTAGCAATTTCGCCAGTTACTGTATTTCTTGAAATATCCATAGTTACTTAAAATTTAATTGAGTGGTCTATATAACCCCTTGTGTATAAACCTGTAAAAGTAGTTGGTGCGCCCGCTGTATATCCATGTTGAATTTGTGAATTAGTATCAGCCCATATTCTAAATTCTTTTTGCGTATTATTAACATTAGACTGCCCCATTTTCTGTAAGAAAATTTCATCACCTACCACATTTGATTTTATTAAAATATTTGAAGTGCCGCTACCCTCGAATACATCAACAAACATTATTGCCTCAACCTCTCTACCTAGTGGAGTGGATATAGTCTCGTTCGTCAATCCAGATGGCAATGTTGAAGTATTTAATATTTTTGAATCAAACCAAAATTGATTAAATTTTTGAGTAAATGCTAAAATATTACTTGATGAATCGGTTAATATTGCGACTCTATATTCATACTTAGTATAACCACTTGGAGCGTTAGCAGCAGTTATTGAAGTATCAAAGCCTGCATCATATGTTTGAGTTGTTGGATTGTATATTGCAAAGCAATGATACCAAGTATCAGCGGCTATTGATCCAGTAAATAAGCCTCCAGCATCATCGCCAGCCGCCCAAGCAGAATCAAGTTGTTTAGTTAATGCACTAGTTGCCGCCTGTCCGCTACCATCATTAAAATTCATAACACCAGCTCCAAAATCTATGTCGTGGTCAGCGTCGGTTGAGTTGTTGGTTATTGTTATTGGTTTAGGGAGTAGGGTTGCTCCTAGTGCTGTTGTGGTGGCTTGATTATTTGTTAAATTTATATAAGGTTTTTCGGGATTTAAAACAACAAAATCCGTTCCATCGTAAATTATTTTATAATATTGATCTTGTTGCAAATCTCCAGCTTCTAAATCTATTTTAGAACCTGCACCATCATATTTTTTAATATCTTTGGCAGCTATTGCACTAACATTGAGCGTTGAGGCTCCTGTATTGTCAGCATTAACTTTTAAATTAAATTCCATTCCTGTTGCATAGGCTGTAATGGAAGGGCTAGGGCTTGCCGTGTAGGTATCAGCAGAACCGCCAAGAGTTCCAAGAGTTCCAAAACTGTTATCTTGCACTTGCCCTAAAGCTATTGAGTCAGTTCTTGCTGAGCCGTTCGCTAGACCAGTTATTTTTTTAGAATTAAAAGGGATATTGGTTGTAATTGTTGTCTGTCCATCTTTTGTAATACAGCTAGAAAGTCCAGTTGCGAATCCGTCATCTTCTGTATCCATTCTTGAGGCTACAATGTTAATACCGTTGCCATCATCAGTCACCCAATTATAATTTCTTTGAAATGTTCCCGATCCGTTAAATCCTGCCATAATATATTTAATTAGTTGTTGTTTTGAGACCCTGTAATTGAGCCAATTACTCCACCCGTTCCCGATTGTGGAGGTTTTTTAGGTATAGAACCTTGTATCGCCTGTTTTAGCTCTGATTCTACAGTGATATTTTTAGCCTTTGCGCCGCCTTTTCTAACTAAACCAGTTGCCAACCTGCCAGCAGATCCGAAAATATTATCAATACTATTTAATAATTGATTAGCTGATCCAGTTGTTGAAGTATTAATACCGCCAAATTCTTTTGTTGTTGCTTTATTGGCAATTTGTGCAAAATTTTTAATTAGCTGCAACTCTTCTTGCGTGTAAAGATTGCTCATAGCTTCAGGTGAGTCTTTTATAGCCTTTGATAAATTTTTGCTAAATTTTGCACCAGAAAAAGAACTACCTTGTTGATCTCCAATTAATCTTAAGAAGCCAGCTTGCTTTAACGCTCCAAACTCTTCATTTGGTAAAATTTGTTTTAGTTTCTTAATATCACTGGCAACCCCTTTTTTAGTGATATTGTTTTTTGAAAAAATATAATTTATCGCATCATCTGCATCAACTTTTAAGGATCTATCCCCAAATCCTTTTATCTCAACTAAACTTGCTATTGTGTCTTTATCTTCAAATGTTTTTTTGAAATTAGCAGATAAAGCCCTAGCTCTTTTTATTTCATCAACCGCTTTAGGATTCCCAGCTAATAAACCTCCCTCTATGTAATCATCAATAGTTCCATCTATTTCATTCTTAATAATTTTTCCAGCCCTTCTTATGCGCATATCGTTTGAGCCTATTATTTCAGCATTAACCCTTTTTCTTAGTCTCTCAATGTTTGAGAATTTAGGCTTTGCAGTTTTCAAAGAATCAATAACAGATTGCTCCTTATCTAATTGATTTAAAAATCTAACAACTTCGGGATTAGCTTCTATATCAACCCCATTTTTAAATAAAGATCTAATGGAGTTTTCTTTTATAGTTTTAAATGAATCTTTTGGTAGAATAGCTTTTAAATTACTTGCAGAGTTATAAGCATCACTAACCGCCTGACCTTTTACTTGTTTTAACTCATTAAGTTTATTTTGAATAATAGCCCCAGCCTCTGCGGGGGTTTCAACAGTTTTTTGCCCAAACTTAGACTTGATTAACTCAATATTATTTCCAATTGCTTCTTGTTGTTTTTTTCTAAAACCACTAATAAGCTGCCTAGCATCTTCGCCAAAAGCTCCTTTTTCAGCTTCTGACTCTATTAATTGCATTCTAGGGTTTCTAGTTATATCGCCAGTTGATAAAGGTATTTCTTGAGGCAATGTTTGAGTTTTAGCTATTACAGCCCTTTGTTCTGGACTAGCTCCAGTTTCGCTTACAATTTTTTTGATGGTATCCTCAGTCAAATCATCAGCATTGATACCCTCAAGGATCAAGTCGCCTTTTTCTTTGTTACTTAACTTATTGCCAGCTATTATTTTTTTAGCTGCTTTGCCTAATTTTGCTATTGCGGGAAGAGCTAATTCGCCAGCTGTTGCAAAACCACCAACTATTAAAGCATTCCCCAAGTCAACTGGTTCATTAGATCCTAAATTCTGAGCAATAGGCTTTGTTAATAATTCTGTTCCTACAGCCGCCGACCCTTGCCCAATTGCCTTAGTTGCAAGGCTAGCACCTTTAGTTAACACTGAGGCTGCTCTTGAAGCTGGTAAAAATCTAGCAATTTCTGAACCTATATCCAAAAAATCTCTTGGAGATAGCCCAGACCTATTTAATGCAAAATCTTTTCCGCCTACATTAGCAATAATATTATCAAATTTATCTCTTTTAAATTGTGCGTATGGTATTGCCTGTTTTATAATAGATACCCTCCCTTCTTGGCTAGGTTCTAAAACAAAGCCAAATGCGATTTTATTAATTACATTTTGACCGCCAACATCTTCACTTTTTAAACTTTGAATCTCGGGTAAATCAAATTCATTTTGCCCTGCAACTGCTTTTTTTACAGCACCAAAAGCATTTTTAAGAAAGCCTTGATTTTGTTGTTGCTCGGGTTGCCCTAGCCCTTCAAATTCCTCAATACTTAAACCTTGAGTTTGCGGCTTGACTTTAGCTTGTAAATTTTCAAATTCCTCTATTGTTAAACTAGTCATTAGTTTGCTATAAATTTAACACCATCAAACTCAAATATTTGATTGTTTTTTATATATGTTTTTCCTTTGCGTAGCTTAGAAACATTTAATTTGCCGCTTGGCAAAATTGGAGGCTCTATCGCTCTTGGAGCTTGTTTTATTGGGTTGTTTAAATCATATTCTCTAATTGCCCTAGATATTTTTCTTTCTTGTCCTTGCTCTCTTAAATCTTCAACTATTCTAGCGTGTGCTAGTTTCTTATTAGCTATTTGTCTAGTTAAAGATATTAAATCAAAGTTAGCTTGTTTTGACTTACCTAAACCCGCAACTGTTGCCTCAATAATTTTAGCATCTCTATCTGTAGGATTAACGCCTAGCTGCTTAACTAATGGCACAGATAGTTGTTTACTTGCTGCGTTTATTTTTTCTAAAGAAGCCGTTTCATCTAAATTAATATCTAATCCTAATTGATTCCCTAGATTATTAACAAAAATCTTAGTTGTATCAAGAACACCAGTATTTCCAACATTCTGTAAATTTTCTTCAATAGTTTGTAGGTTAGTTAATACACCCGTTGCATTGTCTGCGTCAGTTCTAATTTTATCTATTCTCGCAGCAGTTCCTGAGCCTAAACCTTCTTCTAGTTTTTTCCTAAATGCTGGCTCTTCACCACCTACATTGACAGATACCTTTGCCCCTTTATCAAAAGGTTTTAAAGGTTCGCCGCTTTGAGTCATTAAAGGCTGCACCTCGCCTGTTGCTTCATTTATTCTAACTACACCTTGAGCTGTATCTCTAGTTGAAAATTTAGGCTTTGCAAACTGGCTGTCAATTTGTGAGCTAGCTTGTTTTAAAATCAAAGCTTGCCTAGTCTCTGGTGATAATTGACTTGCTAAACCTGCAAATTGTGGTAAAGCTTTGCCAAATGCGGCTTGCTCTTGCTTGTCTTGTTCTACTAATTTATCTCTTGCTCTTTTTTCAGCAAAAGCACCAATAGCAGCTGTTCCAAGTTGAGCAGCCAAAACGCCATAACCGCCTCTAGGATCGAAACCTTGACCACTTGCAGCCCTTTGTTGTATTTGCCCTGCGTTAGCTAGAGCTTGTTGTAAAATTTTCCTATCAACCGCCATTATTGAATTCTTTTAAAATTGACATCAAGTTTAGAATAATCGACCATATAATAACCGCTTTTATCAAAAATTAAGGCTTCTGGTTTAATATCAATTAAATCTTGAGCCATTACACCCTCAAAGCGACCTTCTCCATAATCTTTGTTGATATAATCAAAATGATATATTGGCAGCCCTTTATTGGAATAGTCTACTAATTCTATATTTTCTTTTAGCCTAATATCAGAAAGAGCAGCAGCCATGCCAGCAGATATTCCAGCACTTCCTAAGCTACCTAAAGCCCCGATCATCGCATTTCTGCTATTTGCCGATCTTTGCATTCTTGCTTGGTCTCCTTGAAAAGCCCTATTTAATCCTGCTTGCTCTGCCCCAAATAAATCTAAACCGCTTCTTTGCGCTCCAAAATCGCCAAAACCAACACCCCCGACTTGTTGTTGTCCAAGTAAAGAAGATATTTCATTAAATCTTGCTGCTCTTTGAGCCTCTGCGGTTTGCACAGAATTAAAAGATAGTTCTTGTAATTGTCTGCCTTGCGACTCCTCTAACCTGTTCAATTCCTTATTAAAAGCCTCACTTCCTCTTGGTATTCCTTGATCTGCTAATTGTTGCTCTAATCGCTCCCTGTCTTGTTGAAATTGCGGGGCTAGCAACTCCCTGCCTTGCTCAAATCTAGCCGAGGGGTCTGTTGATGGTAATTCACCGCCTAATTGACCACTTAAACCAGCGGCTAGGGCTTCTTGCCTTAGTCTTTGATCTTTTGTAAAATCAGACTCTTCAAGTCTGATTGTGTTTGTTAGTGGATCAAATTTTTGACTACCTAAAGCAGTTTCAATATTGGGATTATTAAGAAGTAAGTCTTTTTGCTGCTCTGTCGATAAATTTCTAAATAAGTTAGCTGTTGTTATTTGCTCTCTAGTTAAATTAGATAATCCTTGAGCTGCCCTTGATCTATTAAATGAATCAATAGATGATTCAGTGAAACCTAAAGGATCAAATCCTATTGGACTAATGCCTATAGATGCTAATTGGTCTCCTCCGGGTAATGAAGATACAACACCACCTACAGCCTTTTTAAGACTACTACCAAATCCCATATGAATTACAAAATATTATTAATATTAACACTATAATCAGTTCTATACCAGTCTAATTGTTGACCACTTAAACTAACTTTAATTCTCATTCCTATCGCTACACCTTCGCCACTTCCTATTACAAGCTCGTTTCTTATTCTATTTGCCGGCGACCAAGGCGAACCCCAAGGAGAACCCCAAGGGGTGCCACTTGATACCGATGATACATCTTGAGTAACTTTGTTTTGTCCATAATCAAAGCTTGTTGTTGTATTTAAAGCAACATTGCCATCTACGCTAATTACATTTCTGTAAGAATTAATAACCTTTTCTTGCGGCGTTCCTAAGTCGCTATAAGCAGCTTGAACATCACAGACAATGAATTCTCCATTATCGCTTAAACCGTCATCAGCTTTCATAATTTTAGTTGACTCGCCAAAATATAAGCTATCATTGTATAAGCCCCAAGTCCTGGCATTCATGCCTGAAAATTTGGTTGCTGCTCCTGTTACTGTGTTTATGACATATTGATTATAAGTAGTATTTGTTGCAACTGGCACATTAAATAAAAGCCAGCCACCAATAGAAGCCTTTGGATATGTTGCTATTTCCCAACCATAATTTGATTGATAAGCGTTAATATCATCAATAGCCGCTCCACTTAATTTAGTGTCATTTATCTTATTACCGCCAGCTTGAAAAACTTGCGAAAAAAAGATAAAATCTTGAGTTGTGATAATGGCTACATCTCCGCCTACTTTTGCGATTCCTCTAACTGAAAGAGGTGAGCCAATTTTAAATATACCTACCAAAGACCAATTAGTGGCGTCTCCTGGATCAGAACCATGATATAAAACACAAACCCCACTACTCATAACAAACAAAGCGTAGTCATCAACACCATCGCCGCCATCGTGATTCCAGGTAGCCATAGCAATTAGATTACCACCAGATGCAGCAACTCTTGATAAAGGGAATTTAGTAAAAGTGCCACCAATCGCATTTGTTGCACCATACCAAAAATCTTGACTATCTGTACTCCAAGCATACACTCTATTTTTATGAATATTAACACCATCTAATTCTGTAACAGTTAAACCACTTCCGCTAATTGTGGAATTGCTTAAGGTTGAGCCATCGTAAACTTGTGGAGTATCAGCACCATTAACTAATAGCATATTGCCATTGAAATTGGCAGTCTGCCACCTTGCATTAGTAAAGCCATTGCCTAGATTACTTATGCTTAATGGGTTTGTAACATCGTTTATTTCATCAGAATTAGCACAAATAAACTTCCTTATTGATCCTGCGTTAAATTCTGCTAAAGTTTCGACATTACCAGTTAATCCAGTTGCGTATTCAGTAAATCCTTTTCTTGTCGTTACCTTGCCTTGACTTGGAAACCAATTTACCATAATAGGGGCGTCGGTTGCTTCCATAGCACTTTCAGCATCTCTAGTATTTAAGCCGCCAAAAGGACTTGAGACATTAGCTCTTTGAGCTTGCCCCGATCGCTCCCTTTCTATACCTAAATATTGTCTTTGTGTAAATACAGTCATTATGGCGTTATTCTACTAGGTAATCTTATTATTTCAGTATTATAGCCACTAAAGCTATTGTGATAAATTGTTTCTTTACTAGAGTTAGCCGATATCCTTTCAGCCAAAGCCAAGTCTCTTTCTCTTTGCTTCTCAGCGTAAGGCCTACCTTGCATATTTAACAATCGCCAAGTTGCATCTAATCTTACAATATAATCATCAATATTAGGCGTATCATCATCAGCCAGCCAGTCAGTTTGCCCACTACCTCCCGAGCTATCCACAACATAACTTGAAATATATTCAAATATATAATTATCAGTTGCTGTTGGAGTCGGGTAAATAAGGATCTCATTATTTCTTATTCTATAGCGTTCTTCAATAGATCCGCTATTAACGTTGTTATTTAAAAACCGCCAATCTCTAGCGGTTGTAGTGCCTACCATCTCTCTATTAGAAGATGTATTCCAGAAGGTTCGATTTATGAAGCGATCAAAGTCAGTTGGTAAAGAATAATTGTTTTGAGACACAACCCCTGCAAAGGTATATTCTTTTTGTAATTCTTGCCACTCATAGGAGCGTGCAAGGTCTTTAATTGAGATTTTAAGGGCTTGTAACACCTGTTTTGCGCTATCTTGATTATTACCGATGATAGTTGTAGGTATTGAACTTGCCTTAGTCTCTTTTAAAATGTCTTGTGCAAGGGTTAAGAGTGTCATTATTCTTTATTTTCTGCGAAAGTTTCTGTATTTAAAGCTTCTACTATCGGCTTATTTTCTGATTTAACTCTTTTTTTTGGAGTTGGTTTTAAAGCTTCTTTTTTAGCTAAAAACTTGTCATAAGCTCTTTTAAATAATTCTTTTTCATCTCTAAAAATAACTTCTTTTTCTGGAGTGATAATTTTTCTTTCTTTAGTTGGTTGGCAATAATGAGTATTTCTATCGTTGCCACTAATTATATTAGTATATAAAACTATTTTCTTTGTGCCGTCTTTTAATTCCTTAAATTTTTCTTCAAAGAATATCTTGTTGCCGTTGTAATTTTCAGCTTCACTTTCTGTTAATTTAACTAAATCAGTCATAAAATTTTTTTATATTAATTAGAATTAGGGGGCTTTTTACACCCCCTAAATAAAAAGCTTAAGCAGCTTCGCCATTATCCACAAATGGATTAACGATATCAGCTTCAGCAAGCCCAGTTGATGGAGTATCAAGAGCAGAAGCAGTTTTGGCATAGCCTTTGACTCTATCGCCAGCAACAACCGCATCATCTAAAGAGCCAGCAGTTGCAGTTAAGTATAGAGAAGCGTTATCAGCTAAAGAGGCAAGCCCTTTAATAACAGCTTTACCTTTAACTTGATACCAGCCATATTGGCTAGCAACATTAGCAGACATAGCAACAGCAAGATAGCCAACATCATTAGCAGTTGCCAAAGAAGTTGAGAAGTCATCTTGATCTATCAAAGCAACACTACCAACAACGGTAGAAGCTACACCTTTTAAATAGATAAACTCACCAACACCATAGGCAGTTGAAGCCACATCTTTAGCCTCAACTCTAGTGCCTAGTGGTAGTTTTTGAGTTGTTGAAGTCTCATCTATCGCTTGAGGTATGATAGTTTGAGAAGTTGAAGCAAATTTAGACATAATGTAAAATATTTAAAATTAAAAAAACTAAGCAGTCATAACGCCGTGAACCTTAGAATTATCTATGGTCATATTACCAGTGAATGTAAGTGCTTTAACATCTACACCTTGATTTACTGGACGGTTTGAACCTGACACTGCAAAGAAATCCCCTAAATGTTTTAAGAATACATGTTTTGTATTAATAAAATAAATATGAGCTGCTGGACATTGCGGATCATATATGATAGTTGAAGATTTATATTTCAAATTATCAAAACCCAAAGCAGCAGTTTTTTCACTGGAGAATCTTTGGTTAGTTTGAAGTGAATCTTCATAATAGCCAAAATAAGTATCATCAGCAGATAATAAATCAGGTAATTCTCCTACTTGTGATTGACATCTTCTATAAAGAGTATTCATAGCAGATTGAATTTCAGAAGAGCTAGGAGTAACAGACTCAGCAGCAAAACTATAAAGTTGGTTTCTCCAGAAGCTGTAATTAGCACGATTAATGTTACCGACTGTTCCAGTTGTTGGATCGTCAGCAATTAAAAGTTGTAAACCGCCTATTTCTTGAGAAGATGAACCTGTACCGTCAGCATAGATAGCAGAACCCATCTCATTTTTCAATGAAGATTCTAAAACTTTCTTTTTAGCTTCCATTAGGCTAGCTATTCTTTCAGGTCCAGCATTTTGCAAGTTTTCAAGATCACTCATTGTCATTGTTCCTGTCAAAATCTTTTGAGAGAATTCAGCAGAACTTAGAACATCTTGCGGAGTTGTATTATAAGTGTCATACTCGCCTTGCCATTGAACAGTGCCATTTTCAGCATAACTGATTTTTTCTTGAAAGGATTTACCACCAGATTCTTTGATGATATTTCCGTTTTCTTTCATTTTAACAAGTAGAGGATGGTTACCAATAACATTATCGGTAATTTCCTTTCTATAGTTATCTAAAGTAGTAGTCGCTATTTGCGAGATATTAGGATTAGGCATTTTAAAAGTTTATTAATTATTATTAAAAATATAAAAATAAACTTAAAACTATCTACTAACTAACTATTAAAGAGCTTTTCAATGGCAATTCTATTTTTTTCTTTTGCACTCATTGAAGATGTTTCAACTCTATTACTTGATGAAGAATACTTTTTAAGATTTTTAGCTTTTTCAAGCTTTTTCTTTTTTTGTATTTCAACATTAAGCAATAATTCCCTTTCCCTTTCTTCTCTTAATTCATCATCTAACAAAATAGCTTTGTTATAAGCTTTTTCAAGAGTAAGTTCGGGATCAGCATCAGGCATTGTAAAGAAATATTGCATATTTTGCCTAACTCTTTCAAAATGAGGGTATTTTAAATCACCTCCATCATCTTTAGAATTAGCAAAATTATATATTTCCCTTTGAGCCTCAATTTGTTGTTTTTCTTGCTCTCCTTTAGTTAATCTTTGTAAAGTCGTTTCAAGTTCTTTAATCTTGTTCTTTTGACTTATCTCTTGATCTGTTAGATATTCATCATCTTCATCAACAGCAGTCTTGAAATCTAAATTAGCTTTTTTAGCTATATAATTTATTGCCTCTTTTGGATTGCTTTTATATAACTCAAGCAATTCTTGATTAGACGCGTATTCTTTTTTAAGTTGTCCATATTCAAGGCGTACTCTGTCTAAATCAGCACGGTTTTTATTCCCTGCATTAATAGCCTTCGCCCTAAGTTCTGGATCTTTTATTGATAAAATGAATTCCTTATGCTCTTTAGTATGACCAGAAAGCTGGCGTAAAAGCTTAAGTTCTTCTTCTTTATCAATATTATCTTCTTTGGCTTCTTCTTCATTTTCTTTATCATTTTGTTCGCCTTCATCAATATTATCTTCTTTTTCTTCGATATCTTTTTTAATATCTTCTTTTTCTTCAATGTTATTCTCTACAACTTCTTGATCTTCTTCTTTTTGATCTTCAAACAACGCTGCTATAGCCTTGTGATTTTCTTCTACACTCATAAAAAAAGTTTAAGTTAATATCTAAATATAAGCTATTTATATGGCCTTGTATATGTCAATAGCAAATTTAATTTTTAATTGCAATAAATAATATTGTTTCAAATTACACTAGCTAAATAACCTCTTATAGTGCCTGACATATCAGTATTAGCACCATCAGCAATAGCACTTAGCCTAATATCGGCATTGCAAGGTATTATCACATAGGGCTTAAATTGCTGCATTCTATTAGCTCCAGCGGAAGCCCCTATCACATCGACCTCTCTAAAAACCTTTCCTTTTTCCCTTACCTGGAACGCTACTTCTTTATTCATAATTTTAAAATTTAATTAAAGCATAAAACCATTTTCCTGATGTCGGGAAAATGGTCTATTTAATAAAACTTAGTTTTTCTGACTTAGCAAAATCAACAAAAGCCTCTGCAATTCCATCTTGTAATTCGCCTGCGTGATTGTGCAAATCGTGATTTATGATGAAGTGTCCAAATTGATCTATTTTTTTAGTACCATCTTCATTTTTAATAAAAACATAATCGCCTGAATTATCTTTTCCTGATTGTTCAGAAGTTGCAAAAAATATTGGGTAATCATCAACCTTAGGGCAAAGCTCATCATGCCATTTTTGCAAGAATAATACGCTGGTTTTAGTTCCTGTGTGTGGCTTAAATGTATTGCCGTGCAAACCAACAACCGCCAAGATTCTTGCCTTATCTGCCACATATTCTCTAATGTCTTTATCAGAAGTGTTGTTGAACCTTCCTTGTGGTAAAACCAACGCTAATCTTCCACCAGCCTTTACAAAATCTAAGTTTCTTTCAATAAATAAAACATCTCTACTTACTTTGCTTTTTGTTTTCTAGCAAGTTAAGCTGATTAAAATTACTGGGGATTTTAGGGAAAAGCGGGTCTTTATCATTAAAGCCAATTTTTAACAATTCACTTTTCCAGCTAATAATATTATCAAAAATATCTTGGGGTAATTGCATGAAATCGGCTTCTCTGCTTTTAGCAAATTTTGATTCAATATATTTGGGGTTAACATCAACAAAACATTTACCATCTTCTTGAATTAGGTTTTTTAGTTTAACGGTTCTTAGCTCGTTTAT